GCAAGTCGCTATATGGTTCAGAAAAGGTTCGGGGAAATCGTCGAGTTGATTGCGCCCTCGCGTTTTACAAAATAGAGCACAAGGCCCTTTAGCTCGACTTATTGCTAATTGAGCCAGCCGCTCGTCCATCCCAGCCTGCCCAGACGGCCCTCCCGCAGTCTCTGCGTCCCAATGGATGGGTACCATTTATCCGGGTGCACCTGGGGCAACGGGCCGTCAGGCCTGCGCAAGGTCGCTCGCAGAACACGCAACAGCAAACACGACAGAAGAGGCGAACGACAGATGCCGGACCCCGGACGACAGCACCGCGGAAGACGAGCATTCCGACCACAACCGAACAACTCCAGCTATTAGGTAGGCGCCCGCATGGGCGCCTTTTACTTTTCAGGGACTTAGCTGCCAGCTAAGGCGTGCGGCTCATGGCCGTTTCGTGAAGGCCCGACCACCTCGACCCACCTCGACCCGTCTCCGCTCCCGCCGTGCGCGCCAATCGCCGTCAGGCGGTTCAATCGTCGCGCAGACGAAAAGGCACACGGTGCCGTGCGGTGTGCTCGCGCGGTGCCGCACGGGAAGATTGGAGGAACCATGGCACGCACAGCCGAATGCGCCGCGCCCGAGGGAAGCCAAGATCGGGACGAGTGGATGACGGTAATCGAGATGCAGGAGTACATGGGGGCGAGCCGGAGCAAGGCGTACGACCTCATCTGGTCGGGAGAGATCGACTCGTACAGGCTCGGAAGGAAACTCCTGGTTTCGAGGGCGTCAGTGGATGCCTACATCGAGTCGAGGAGCGGCAGGAAATGACGGCGGCGACCGCCCCGGGAGCCGCCCGCGGCCGGGCACGCGAGGGAGCCTCGAGACGAAAGGAGCTCGAGGACGACCATGACCAAGAGCATTAGCAGGAGCCAGGTGAGGCTCATCGCATCGACCAACGCGATATTCGGCGCCGACGAGGCGTCCGCGATGCTGCGCATCAGCCGCGACGCCATGTACCGGCTCGCCAAGGACCCCGACGACCCGTTCCCGATCCGCTACATCGGCGGCAAGACGCGCGACGGCATCGTGCTGCACGACGAGCTCGTCGCATGGGTCGAGCGAAACAGCGTCGTCGGCTCGCCCAGAAGGGACTAGCGCCGATGGCTGCCGCAGGCCCGAGGGGGCGCGACGGCCCCTCCCCGCGCGAGTTCACGGCGGTACGGCATTTCATGATGGCGGACCTGGGCCTCTCAGGCCTTCCTCTGCTCGTCTACGCGCGCATCTTCGGCTTCTGCGACGGCGGGTGCGACTACTTCGAGAGCAAGGGCGGCCTTGCCCGCTTCCTCAACGTACAGGAGCGCAGCGCCCACCGCGCCATCCGCGACCTGCTCGGCCGGGGCCTCATCGAGGAATGCGGCGTGCACGCCCCGGCGCGCTGGCACGCCACCAAGCGATATCGCATCGTGCGCGAGAGGCTGCCGCTCGGAGCGTTGGCAACCCCTGATGAACCGTCAGGGGTTCCGGCGCGAAAAGGTGACGAAATGACAGGGTTCGCCGCGAACAAGGGTGACGAACCGTCAGGGTTCTCAGCCCGAACCCCTGACGAGATGACAGGGGAACCCCTGACGGTATGCCACCCAATATCAAAAAGGGATAACAAGGACTTCAGAAGATAAGGAAGGGGCGCCCGATGGACCGAGCGGGACTCATCACCCTGGAGCAGGCCCGGGCCGCCGGGCTTTCCTTCGACGAGCCGGAGCCAAGGACGTGCCCGTACTGCGGCGCCGCCCTCGATCCGCTCGGCGCGGCGCTGGCGGGAAAGGTCGCCTGGGTCTCCGCCGCCCCTGCCCGTGCGAGGGTGCAATCAGCGAGCGGGAGGCCGAGGCGCGAAAGCGCGCGGCCCTCGCCGCCAAAGAAGAGGCGGCCCGCCGGGAGAAGGCGCTCGCGCGCGCGGGCATCCTGCGGCCGACACGATCCTCGCGCAGGTGCGGGCGGGCACCCCAGTGGCGGCCGAGACGACCAGACAGTTCGCCCTCAGGGAGAGCCTCGCCGCCACGACCTCGGCCCTCCTCCCGGGCGGCGTGGCCCGCGATGACGTCGCCGGCCTGCTCGTCCGGTCCGCGAGCGGCTCGCCCCGCCGCCACCTGGCGAGCCACTTCCAGGCGGTCTGCCTCGAGACCCCCATCTCGCGGGCGGCGTCGGAGACGCGCTCGCCGCCTCCAACCCCGCCACGAGGTCGATCCCGCCGATGCCCTCGGGGCCCTGCCAGGCCTCGTCGACGATCTCGTAGCCCTTGCGCTCGAGGAAGGCCTTGACCGCGCCCATCGCCTTTTCCTTCATGTCGTTCATGTCTTGCTCCTTAGACTCTTAAGGCCCGCCCTGTGGCGCGCCTTGCGTCGCGTGAGTCGCATGCAGCGCGGGCGTGCCGTCAAGGGAGGAAGCGAAGTCGGACGTGGTTATAGAAATCTCCCGACGTCAGTTTTTCGCGTTGTTCGCGCGCGCAGCGCATGGGGCGAAGAACCCGAAAAAGTGTCGCGGCCCTTGCAGGCCGCCTGCCGGCGTGCGACCCTGCGCGTCCAAGGAGAGCCGGGGCGGGTTTCGGATCGGAGGGGCGCAGGCGTGCGGCATGGAATCGGGCGTGGGCGCCGAGGCTTCCGGGCATGGGATGCGGCCCGTCGGCGGTTGCTGGGCTCCCGTGGGGATTGGCGACGACGCCGCGGCGGGGACAACGGCGCGTTCCCGAGTCGCGGTGCCGCGGTCCGCATCGGGACGGCGTTTCCCGCTCCGCTTGCGGCCGATATGCGCACGGGATCGCCGGCGGCGAGATGGTTCTCCATGCGGAACGGCTACGGTGCTGCGCGACACGTCTGTTGAGAGAAGGAGGCAAGCAGATGTTGGGCTACGAAGAGAAGTTGGAGCGCATCGGCGACGCGGCACACATCCTGGAAGCGCAGAACGAGGTTCTCTATGCAGAGGAGCGGGAGGACGACATACCCCGCGAAAACCGGGGAGCAAAGCCCTAGCCGGAAATAGTTCTTTGATTCCAATCGGAAGACATTCTCTGCCGCCCACGCTCATATAAAGCCTGGGCATCGGCCGTCCCTCTGTTCCCGGTGCCGCGCCGTACCGCTGCGTTATAATGCTGAAAACGCATTTGTATTGCATTTCGAGGGATAGAGGCGCAGATGCCTGACAGCTACAAGGAGCTCATCAAGGGCAACCCCGACGAGACCGAGATCAGAAGCTTCCTGGTGAACGGCGACCAGGTCTCCGTGACCCTGCGCATCCCCGACACCCTGCGTGACGCGGCCAAGGAGGAGGCATCTCTTCGGGGCATGAGCTTCTCCGCCTTCGTGCGCACCTGCATGATCGGAGAGCTCGCGAAGAAGGGAGCATAGAGGCGTGAAGTCGCTAAACAACGTCGGCGCCGAGCGCCTGGGAAACGCCCTCGGCGAATCCATCGACGACGGCGCGAAGCTGTCGATAATCAGCTCGTATTTCACCGTGTTCGCCTACGGGGAGCTCAAGGAGGAGCTCTCCAAGGTCGACGAGGTGCGCTTCCTGTTCAGCGAGCCCACCTTCGTCAAGCGCATGGCCGACTCGAAGGAGCCGCGCGAGTTCGAGGTCGCCCGCCGTGCGCGCGAGGTCGGCGTCGGCGGCTCGGGGCTCGAGCTCACGCTGCGCAACAACCTCAACCAGCGCGCGCTCGCCCGCGAATGCGCCGAGTGGATCCGCGAGAAGGGCGTCTTCAAGTCCGCCAAGACGTCCGGCGCCATTCAGCCGGGCGGCACGTACGTGGTGGAGAACCCCTCCGGCGACGACCACGCCTTCATGGGCGCCGCCGCGAACTTCACGCAGGAGGGCCTCGGCTACGAGCGCCGCCCGGGAACCGTCACCTGCGTGAGCCATTTCGAGAATGCCACCGAGGCCGTCGGCCTCAAGATGATGTTCGAGTCGGTATGGGACAACCCCGCAATGGTCGAGGAGGTCACCGCGCAGGTTGCCGCCCAGGTCGAGACGCTCTACCGAGAGAACCCGCCCGAGTTCATCTATTTCCTGACCCTGTACCACCTGTTCCGCGACTTCATGGAGGACGACGAGGACAACGGCATCCGCCCCGGCCTCAAGTTCGAGGAGTCCGCGGTCTGGAACAAGCTCTACGACTTCCAGAAGGACGCCGTCGTGGGCGCCATCCGCAAGCTGGAGAAGTACAATGGCTGCATCATCGCCGACTCGGTGGGCCTGGGCAAGACCTACGAGGCGCTCGCCGTCATGAAGTACTACCAGGAGCGCAACGACCGCATCCTCGTGCTGTGCCCGAAGCGCCTGCGGGACAACTGGACCCTGTGGACCCAGGACAACGACGACCGAAACCCGCTGGCCGACGACCGCTTCAGCTACACGGTGCTCAACCACACCGACCTGTCGCGCTACCACGGCATGAGCGGCGAGGTGGACCTCGAGCACCTGCGATGGGGCCACTTCGACCTCCTCGTCATCGACGAGAGCCACAACTTCAGGAACAAGAGCACCGACGCGGACAAGACCGACCGCTACACGCGCCTCATCGAGGACGTCATCAAGTCTGGCCAGCGCACGAAGGTGCTCATGCTCTCGGCCACCCCGGTGAACAACCGCCTGCTCGACCTGCGCAACCAAATCGAGCTCATCACCGAGGGAGACGACGCGTACCTTGAGGAAACCGACGGCATCCCGTCTATCACCCACGTGACGCGCGTCGCCCAGCAGAGGTTCAACGAGTGGAGCAAGCTCTCCGACTCTGAGCGAACCACCGAGAGCTTCGTGAACGCGGTGAACGCCGACTACTTCAAGCTGCTCGACGTGCTCACCATCGCGCGCAGCCGCAAGCACATCACGAAGTACTACGGCGCCGCGAGCGGGACATTCCCGGCACGCCGTGCGCCCCTGTCGTTCCAGACGCCCATCGACCTCGACGGCGAGCTGCCGCCGATAGCCGAGCTCAACGACATGATCGCCCAGCTCACGTTCGCCCAGTACCAGGTGCTCTCCTACGTGCGCGCCGACCGGCGCCGCAAGTACGAGGACCGCTACGGGGACACGTGGGGCAAGGACTTCGAGAGCCAGGTCCACCGCACGACGGCGGTGGCAAACCTCATGCGCATCAACGTCCTCAAGCGCATGGAGTCCTCCGTGAACAGCTTCCGCATCACCCTGCGCCGCATCCTCGACGGCTGCGTCGACCTGCGCGCGAGGCTCGACGCCGACGCGTCGGGGGTCGCCTACGGCACCGAGGGCCTCGAGGACGGATTCGACGACGACGATGCCGAGGAGTTCGAGGCCGGCGGCAAGGTGCGCGTCGACCTGCGCGACGTCGACGCCCTGCGCCTGGGCCAGGACCTCGACTTCGACATCCAGGTACTCCGGGCCCTGCTCGCCTACGCCGACGCGGTGACGCCCGAGCGCGACACCAAGCTCGTGAGGCTGCGCGACTTCATCGCGGAGAAGGTCAGCAACCCGTACAACCCCGGCAACCGCAAGGTGCTAGTATTCAGCGCGTTCGCCGACACGACTGCGTACCTCTTCGAGCAGCTGGCCCCCTGGCTGAAGCGCGAGCTCGGCATCGAGTGCGCCGAGGTGGCGGGCAGCTCCAACCGGACCTACTCGCTGAAGCTCCCCAGGACCACATTCGAGAACATCCTCGCGAGGTTCTCTCCTGTCTCCAAGGAGCTGCCGGAGAGCCAGAGGACGCTCGGCGAGATCGACGTCATCTTCGCGACGGACTGCATCTCCGAGGGCCAGAACCTGCAGGATTGCGACTGCCTGGTGAACTACGACATCCACTGGAACCCGGTGCGCATCATCCAGCGCTTCGGCCGCATCGACCGCCTGGGCTCGAAGAACGGACAGATCCAGCTGGTCAACTTCTGGCCGGACATCGCGCTCGATGAGTACATCCAGCTCGAGGGCCGCGTGAAGGGGCGCATGGCGCTGCTCGACGCGTCGGCCACCGGCGAGGAGAACGTGCTGGAGGCAAAGGGCAACGGCGAGATGAACGACCTCAAGTACCGCCGCCAGCAGCTCCAGCAGCTCAAAAGCGAGGTGCTCGACCTCGAGGACATCTCGGGCGGCATCTCGATCACGGACTTCGCCTTCGACGACTTCCGCGTGGAGCTCCAGCGCTACGCGAAGGAGCATCCCGGCGCGCTGGAGAACTCGCCGGCGGGCCTCCACGCCGTGGCCCCCATACCCGACGAGCTTCGCGGCGACGTGAAGCCGGGCGTGGTCTTCTGCCTCAAACAGAACGACGAGACCAACGACCCCAGGGACACGAACCCCGTCTTCCCGTACTACGTGGTGTACGTGTCGGGCGACGGCGAGGTCATGACGAAGCACACCCAGCCCAAGCCGGCGCTCGACATCATGCGCGCCGTCTGCTCGGGGCACCCCGAGCCCATCGCCGAGCTGTGCCGCGAGTTCAACCGCGAGACCCGCGACGGGACGAGGATGGACGCCTACGCCGACCTTCTCGACGACGTGGTGGCGGCCATCACCGGGACTCAGCAGGACAAGGGCATCGAGAGCCTGTTCAGCCTGGGCGAGGTCGGCAGCGGCACCGTCATGGGCTTCAACGACTACTCGCTGGTATGTTTCGCGGTGCTGCGATGAGCGGCGTCGACTGGAGCGGCATCCTGCGCCTGCCCGATGCGGCGCTCGCCGGATGCCGCCGCATCCCCAAGACAGTGCTCGTCAAGCAGGCCATGCTCACCAAGACCGAGCAGAAAAGGCTCGATAAGGTCGCGCGCCTCGAGCACTTCGCCACGGTCCAGAAGTCCACGACGCGCGTCCCGCCGTACGAGGACGACGAGCGCAACGTGCAGAGCATAGTCTTCCTCCGCTGCGAGACGGCACCCGGAACCATGGCCGTGGCGGAGGTGGCGGATCTCGTGCACAAGTGCTTCCCGAACCCGACGGTGCTCCTGATCGAGGCAGGCGGCTCCGCGTGCATATCGGTCGCCCTCACGCGGAAGAGCCAGGCCGAGCAGGGCGCGACGGTCGTTGACCGAATCGAGTCGACAGGAGCGTTCGACCCGGGTGATCCGGAGTACGCAGATTTCCTAGGCGCGCTGGCATTTGGGCGGCTCTCGCAAGGCGACCTCTGGGAGTACCTACTCGACATGGCGCGTGTTGTGGCGCTGTCCCGTGCGATCGGCGGCCTGGGGTTTTACCCCAGCTGTCCCACTCAGGACCGGGAGAAGCTGATTGTCCTCACGGCGCGTTACGGTGAGCTAGGAGCCTCTGTCAAGCGGCTGAGGGAACGGCGGCGGTCGAAGGACATAACGCTCAACGAGTCCGCAAAGCTGAGGATGGAAATGAAGGAAGAGGAGCAACGCCTAAGGGCGGTCGCCGATGAGATAAAGGAGATCTGCAATGGCTGACATCGAGAAGGTGGACCTCGCATCGGAAAACCTGGTTGACGACCGCCTGGACAAACTCAAGGCATTGATGCCCGAGGTGTTCACCGAAGGCGGAATCGACTTCGACAAACTGAGGTTGGAGCTTGGCGGCGAGGTCGACGAGGGCCAGGAACGCTACGCGTTCACATGGCCCGGCAAGGCCGACGCCATCCGCCAGTCGCAGATTTCCAGCACTGCTACTCTGCGTCCCTGTATCGAGAAAAGCCGCAGCCGCGACGGCGAGGATGGGTCCTTCGACTCGGACAACATCTACATCGAAGGTGACAACCTCGAGGTGCTGAAGCTCTTGCAGCGTGGCTACCACGGCAAGGTGAAGATGATCTATATCGACGTATCTCTGCGGACATGGATACAAAGACATGGGTGTTTGCGGATTGACGCACTGCGACGCACAACGACGCATGGTGTGCCTCCGCGATATTTCAGCGGTTACACGAAGACCCGGCCAGGATTGTTCCTGACCGGGTCTTCTCGTTTCCGAGCTGACTGCTAGATCGGGATGCTGATTTCTTGGCCGGCTTTGAATCGGAAGGTGATCTCAGCGTCGGAGACCACAGCATCCTCAATCAAGCTCACCCACAGTCGTGGGCTGAACTCGATGGGCGTGCCGCTTTTGCGTAGCTCCTGGAACGCTGCCAGTACGATGCTGCGCCGATGATCGGTGCCTGTGATGCTTTCAGCCAGTGCCGCTTCGCGTTCCTCGAGTTCCACGCGTCTTGCGTCGAGCTCCTCGTAGGTGGTGAGGAAACCGGCCCGGTGCTTAGCGGTGCGTGCGTTGAGCGCAACGAGCTCCTCCATCTGCTCTACCACCCGTGCAAGCTCTTCTTGGACGGCCTCGTGTTCCTGTCGCTGGTCGGTGGTGTCGAGTGCTTCGGCAACTGCCTGTGGCAGGACCTCATCAAGCTCACGAAGGTGGCTGGCGAGGTTCCTCACTGCTTGCATGAACAGTTCCTCGATCTGCGTTGGTCGCAGTGTCGCGCTGGTGCACTTGTGTTCGCCGGCGAACTTGTTGTTACAACGCCAGGCTTCGCTTTGATACTTCGAGCCCGAATGCCAGACCTTCCGCCCGTACCAGCTACCGCAATCCGCACACACTAGTCGCGAGGAGAACACGCTGGTCTTGGAGCGTCGGTCGTTGTATCGGGTTGCGAGCTCGTATTGGACCTGCATCCAAGTGTCGGGGTCGATAATGGCTTCGTGGTGGCCTTCGACGTAGTACTGGGGCACTTCCCCTTCGTTGGGCCTGACCTCTTTGGTGAGGAAGTCCGCGGTGTAAGTCTTTTGGATGAGCAGGTCGCCCTTGTACTTCTCGTTGCCCAGGATGGACCGGATCGTGCCGATGTTCCAGTGACTGTTGCCGCGCACGGTTCGGTGTCCTTCGGCTTCCAGGATGTCGCAGATGCGCTGCATGGAGCAGCCTTCGAGGAACAGGTCATATATGCGACGGACGATGGGGGCTTGTGTCTCATCGATGACGAGGGTTTTGTCTGGCCCTTCCTTGTAGCCCAGGATGCTGGAGTACGGGATGATGGCTTTGCCTTGGGCGAAGCGCTTGCGATGCCCCCAGGTGACGTTCTCACTGATCGAGCGGGCTTCTTCTTGCGCCAGCGAGCTCATGATCGTGATGAGCAGCTCTCCCTTGGCATCAAGGGTCCAGATGTTTTCCTTCTCGAAGAAGATCTCGACCCCTGCTTCTTTGAGGCTGCGCACGTGGGTCAGGGAGTCCACCGTGTTGCGCGCGAACCGGGAGACACTCTTGGTGACGATCAGATCGATCTTGCCATCGAGGGCGTCACGGATCATTTCTTGGAACCCTGCACGCTTCTTCGTGGAGGTTCCGGAGATGCCCTCATCGGTGTAGATCTTGACTAGTTCCCAGTCCGGCCTACCGGTGATATATGCCGTGTAGTAGCCGACCTGGGCCTCATACGAGGTGGCTTGGTCCTCGTTACCGGTGGACACTCGCGCATAGCCGGCGACTCGTCGTTTGGCTGTGACCGGTGCGGGCGTTGCGCCAGAGCGGACAGCCTTGGTCGCCGGGATCGTTGTGACCTTGGGGTTCATGTTTTAGGCCTCCTGTCCGCGTTCGTGTCGTGCTCGGATTCCGGCTCGGATTGCTGCGGTGGTGCGTTCACGGAATTCCGGGTCTGCCCACAACTGCTTCATGCGTTCACTTTTTGTCTGCCGTACTTCTGGTCTGCGATGCGCTTGACTGGTGGCCTGGCGTCGTTGTGCTTCTTTCTCGGCGCTGCGCTCAGCGTTGAGACGCCGCATCAGTTCGCCGTGCTTTGCTCGCCGCTCTGGGGTCCAGCGTTCGGCGAGCTTCTGCGTTGTCTGCTCGCTCTTGACTCTGCCGCGGTTTCCTTGCCGGGCGATACGCTCTTCACGTTCTTCGGGTGTGAGCGAATCCCAGAAGGCGCGGAGCTTGCGTCCATGCTCGGCCCGGTATCCGGGTTGGTCCCAGTGAACTTTGCGTCGGGGCGGATAAATGATCGTGTGATTGGTGCTTGTTCCGTCCTTGAGGGTTACGGTTGCTTGCGTCACTGTGACGGCAATCTTGGCTACGTGTTCCTCCACCATGGCCGGGTCGTACTCATCCATCCCCAGCGCATCACACAGCACGGTCTCAATGCTGGTCGTCGGGATCCTGCGTGAGGGGCATGGCCCTTCCTGTTCCCGCTTCGTTTTGCACACCCACCCGCGGGATCGTGAACCGTCCTTGTAGCGCACAGTGCGTGACCGGTAGACCTGCCCGCAGTGTTCGCACCAGATCAAGCTGGTCAGCTCGCTAGTGGTAATCGACCAGTTCGCTTTCGCTCCCAGGCTTCGCCGCCTTGCGTGTTCTTCTTGGACGGCTTGCCACTTCTCGCGGCTGACAATGGGCGGGATTGCGTCTTCCACAAGGTACATGGGCTGCTGGCCAGTGTTGAGGATCGCGTGGGTAGATCTGGACGAGGGCGTGAACCATCGCCCGAGCAGCAGGTCACCTGTATAGGTGCGGTTGCGCAGAATGTGTCGGAGGGTCTGCGGGTTGAAGGACTCCCCGCTGCGGTTGGTTTTGTCTTGGGATGTCAGGATCTCGACCATCCGCTCGCACGAGACTTGTTGAAGGTATTGATCGAATACCCAGCGGATGATCTCGGCTTCTTCCTCAATGATCTTCACATCACTGGCGTCAGCAGAGTTGGTGTACCCATACATGCGGAACCCGTTAGCTCGGCCTTCTTCGAACCGCTTCGTTACTGCCCATCGCACATTGGCTGACTGTTGTTCGGATTCAGCTTGAGCGAAGGAGGCAAGCAAGGTCAGTAGGAATTCGCCGTCAGCACTGGCGGTGGAGATGCGCTCCTTCTCGAATCGCACTTCGACGCCAAGTGAGCGCAGCTCCCTGACTGCCTCAAGCAGATCGACGGTGTTGCGGGCGAACCGCGAGACGCTCTTGGTCAAGATCAGGTCGATCTTGCCGGCTCTTGCCTGGCTCATCATGTCTTGGAATCCGCTGCGGGTGCGGGTAGACCGCCCGGAGATTCCGTGGTCGGAAAACACGCCAGCAAACACCCACCCGGGGTGGCTAGCAATGAGGTCTTGGTAGTAGGCGATCTGAGCGGCGTAGGACCCTTCACTGCGGTCGGTGATCATCGAAACGCGGGCATAGGCAGCTACCTGCACCATGCCGGATGGGCCAGGTTTCGCGGGGCTAGTTTGTATCGAAACCATCACAAGTCTCCTTCCTTTTCTTGGCACCTCCATACACGCTCTAGTGCGCTTCGATATCAAGTCATGCTGCCGGTTTCGCGGCGTTGTATACGGGTTTGAAGCTCTGACGCAGCCGCCGATCTATCACGCCCATTTCGGCCTCGGTGAGGAGACCTTGCTCAAGCTGTGTGGCAAGAAACGTGTGGGCGATGTGCCAGGCGAGCTCAGCGTTGAAGCGTTCAGGGGTAGCAAGCACATTCACGGCATCGCACGGCGTGTGCGGGGTCGTCATCGTCCACCTCTGGTCCCGAAACGAGCGCGCACGTAGCAGGTGTGGCAGCAGTACTTCGCCCCGCCGATGGCCGCGAACTTCTCACCGCACTGCGGGCAGACCGCCCACGAGTCTGGGTCTGCCAGCCTGCGGGTCTTCCACAGCCTCCACCGGCAGGCGTCCGAACACGTCAACCGGGTCTTGGCAGCATCCGCAGGTAGCTCTCCACCACACCCGGCGCACACTCGTGTGCCGCCACTGTCCACGGCTGGCTTGCGGCGCAGATAGGACGCCACCGTCGTGCGGGCCATCCCTAACGCCTGCGCTATCGCACTTGGCCCATAGCCGGCCCTCGTCATCTGATCGATCCTGTGTCGCTTGGAATCATCCACAGTCCTCTCACCGTCCTTTCACCCATGCGTCCTTGGCCGGCAGGCAAACCGGACACGACACGGGCACTTGGTTTCAGGGCAGCGGGTCTGCCCTTCACACCACTGCCGACGTTGGCTTGGCTGTTAACCCCCAGATACGGCAAAAGCGCCCCCACCCACCAAGGACTGGTGGATGAGGGCGCAATGCCAGAAAGGGACTGGTGGTCAGGAGAGCTTGCGGTTGACGATCGCTTGAACAGCGTCGTAGAGGTGGCCGAGCCGGTTGCGGCGCTCAGCCCCGTTGCCGTACTCGCCACGAATCACCGCATCCGCCAGGGCCTCCAGGTTCGGGCCCGGCGCAGCAGCGGGTGCACTGCCAGAGAGCTTGGCGTTAACACGTGCTTGCACCGCTTCATAGAGGTGACCCAAGCGGGATTTACGATCCTCGCCGTTTCCGTAGTTTCCTCGGATCACCGCATCGGCCAGGGCGTCAATGTCAGGAGCTGGTGCTGGGGTTGCAGGCGCAGTAGGTGCAGGCTGGGACGCACGACCGGCAAGAATCTCGTTGACCCTGGCCTGGACTGCCGAATACTGGCTACCCAGGCGGGCTTTGCGGTCCTCACCGTTGCCGTACTCGCCGCGGATGACCGCCTGGGCGAGTGTCTCAATGTCCCCGCCGACGCTGGGTGCGGGAGCAGCAGGGCTGCCGCCGCCTGTGATGTAGGGGCCAAGCACGCTGGCGGGCGGATAGTAGCGGCCCGGGCAAGCGGTGGATGAGGCATCCTTGTGGCCGATGATCTTGAGCGGCCCGTAGGTGGCCTGCAGGTTTCGGATCAGCTCACCGATGGTTGCCTTGTCGGCATCCGAGCAGCGTGGGTTGCACTCGATGCCGATGGAGCACTGGTTGATAGGCCAGTTGCCGGCATGCCAGGCGGTGTTGGCCAGGTCAACCATCTGCACCACGCGGCCTGCTTCGACCACGAAGTGAGCTGATGCTCCTCGTCCGGGGTTTTGGAAGGTGGCGATCACGCCGGACAGTTGCGGGTTGCGCGCGGGGTCGTCCCAGTGGTGGATGACGATGGTGGTGATGCGCTTGCCGCCACGACCCTTGGTGTAGTTTGACGGGTGTGCTGGGGTGAACGACTGCTGGTAGCTCATGGTGTCTCCTTCGGTTGGTTGTCGGGTACGAGAAAGCCGCCGGCAGAACTGCGCGGCGGCTGAGTGGACTCGGGGGAATCGCTGTCCCCGGGTGGGGTCGGTGGCGGATCACCGGCCGGGTCATTGACGGGCGGGCCGGTATAGGCATGCCGCCCCTGGGCCGGATGCTGGGTGATGGTGGCCAAGGCATCGCGGAGCTTGTCTGGGACAGGAAGCCCAATACGGGCAGCGTTTTCCACGATGGAGAGGCCCTCGTTGGCCAGGTAGAAGAAGATCGTGGCTGTCCTAAGGACTCCGCCTTCACCCAGGACGTGCACGTCGAGGATGTTGGCTAGGCCCACCAGGGCGAAGATCATGACCTTGCGGGCGATCCCCTTAAACCCCACCGAGCTGGAGAGCTCCCCGGTGGCGAAGGCGGCGATGACGCCGGTTGTGTAGTCGATGGCCACCAGGGTGACCAGGGCGAGCAGGAAACCGTCTGTGCCTCCTAGAAACCAGCCCACAATTCCTCCAATAGTGGTGAAAAGTGTGTGTGAAACAGTCCAGGCAGTGCGCATGGGCCTCTCCTTTCTGGGTGGTGTTAGAGCAGGCCGTCTGGGCCGGTGAGGACATCGAGGACTTCCCAGGCCACATCCACCGAGCCTGTGCTGGCCTGCGGCAACGGCACACTGACCGGTGTCGGGTTTGCCGCTGGGATGGGTGTGGTGTCGTGGTCGGGTTCCAGTAACACCGAATGCGCCGTGCTGCCCAGCCCATTCGAGCTCTCACCGGCGGACTCGATAGTTTCGGTGGTGGCCTCGACGGTGTCGGTGGTGTCACTCATCCCCGCTCACCTCCTCCTCGGTGGTGGTGGCTAGGTGTGCTTCCAGGGCGTCACACAGGTGGTCGTAGGCAGCAGCCTCATCACCAGCAAGCGGCTGGGTGAGCGCGGTCAGTGCCTCATACAGAGTGCGCGCCATGGTGGTGTACGACGGGCCAGACAGTTCCGCCCGTTCGGCGAGCAGCACGCCCCTGGCCTGGATGAAGGCGGCCGCCTGCTCAGGAGTGGCAAAACGAATGTGGCCGTCGCCGTCGACCTCGGGTGTGCCAGTCGTATCGCACAGGGCGTGCTCGCGGGCAAGCTCCAACTCGCTTTCTGCGAGATCCTGGGCGGCCAGGGTGGCCATGGCCAGGACTTTGGAGCGGGCTCTGGAAGCGGCACCAGCAAGCGGCAGCGAGGTGAGTAGTTCGCAGATGCTGGTGAGGTACTGGTTGGTGATGATGATAGGCATCGGTTTCTCCGTATCTGTCAGGGGTGGTTAGGTGAGGTTGGTGGACATGGTGGATTGGCCGGTGTTGGAGAAGTACTCCCAGGTCACCCGCCCACCACCGGCGTCACGGATGGTTTTGATCCAGCCCTGGTTGAGCAAGCCAATCAAGGCGTTGACCCGGCTCATGAGGTCCTTGACCCGGTCGAACAGGCGGGTCATGTTGTAGTAGGACCCGTTGGAGACCACCATGACGTCGTAGGTGTGGAAGGCGATCTTGGCCAGGTTGTTACTCGAAGACCACCCCGGGAACGTGCCCAGACCGTTCAGCGTGACGTCTTGGAGGGAGATGGAGCGGTTGCCGGCGGTGTAGAACGACCACCCGTGTGTGCGCAAGCTGCTGCCCAGGTGAATGCCGGACTGGCCCCAGAACTTCCCCTTGGGATCCAAGGTGAGCATTGTGGTGAACACTGTTGCTGTCGACGAGGCTTTATACGCCCAGTCCACGAAGTCCCCGGTGTACTCCAGCGCGTTCGTAATGCCTCGAACGTCTGGGTAGTCCTTCTTGTACTGCTCGCCGATCCGCCCGATCTTGCGAGTGCCATACCAAAACGCCATACCCTGGCTGGTGATCTGCCCCTCCAGGGTGGACCCGTCATACCAGGAGATCGAATACGGGGTAATCCGGATCGTGTTCGACCAGCCCGCCAGGCCTACCTGGATCGCATTGGAGGCAAGCTTGTCCGCGGTGATCGACCGCGACCCGATCCGTGCAGCGCTCAGGGTGCCGGTCGTGATCTTGCCGGCATCCAGCGAGCCGATCTTCGCGCTGGTGATCGCAGCATCTGCGATCATGGCGGTCTTGATGAACCCGGCTGCGATCGTGAGCTTGTCGCTGGTGATGCTGCCTGCACCGATCCGCGCAGCATTCAGGGTGCCGGTGGTGATCTTCCCGGCATCCAGGCTCGCGACCTTCGCGCTGGTGATCGCGGCATCCTTGATCATCGCGGTGGTGATGTAACCGGCAGCGATCGAGAGCTTGTCGGAGGTGATCGAGGAGGCGGCGATACGCGCGGCACTTATATAGCCACTGGTAATCTTGGCGGCATCCAGGCTCGCGATTTTCGCACTCGTGATTGCCGCGTCCTTGATCATCGCAGTCGTGATGAACCCAGCAGCAATCGAGAGCTTGTCTGAGCTGATGGAGGCTGCCTTGATGCGGGCAGCATCGAGGTAGCCGGTGGTGATTTTCGCAGCGTCCAGGCTGGCGATCTTCGCACTCGTGATAGCCGCGTCTTTGATCATGGCGGTCGTGATGAACCCGGCAGCGATCACCAGCTTGTCGGAGCTAATGGAGGCGGCCTTGATGCGGGCGGCATCCAGGTAGCCGGTGGTGATCTTGGCGGCGTCCACCGCGCCGATCTTGGCGTTGGTGATGGCGGCGTCAGCGATCATGGATGTCTTGATCACGGCCGTATCAATGAGTGCTTGCCCGGTGACGTGCAGGCGTTTGCCGGCGATCAGCTCGACTTCTGGGGAGGCGTTGATCGCGGCAATTACCCCACCGGAACCAACCTTGCCGTCCACCTCTCCTTCGAGGGCCTGGTAGGCGGCATCGAAGTCGGTGTCCATCTGGTTGATGCGATCGGTGAGCTCCTTGTCCTTGTCACCGAAGTCAGCCCTGGCCTTGGCGATAGCGTCGTCAACCCGGGCCGACAAGTCGTGGACAGCCTGCCCGTTTGCTGCGTCCCCGGCCTGAAAGTCAACGCGCACCTGGCTGATCGCAGAGTTAATGTCCTCTTCCAAGGCCTGGGCTTGCTGTACTGCCTGGTCGAAACCTGCCTGCATGTCGGTGCGTACCGACGCCACCTCGGCATCGAACTCACTGTTCATCTGGGTGATCCGCCCACCCAGGTCGGTGCTGATCTGGGCGATCTCAGCGCGCGTTTTCTCCAGTTCTGCGTTGATCGCTGCGGCGGTGATATCTCCGGCGACCTGCACCCAGCCAGGTATGCCCTGGCTGGTGGTTTGGTACACCCAGATCGCCACCGCCCCATCGCCCACGTCCTGAAACCAGGTATCACCCAGTCGGGCACCCGCAGGCTCGACCTTCTGGTAGTAGACAGTGTTAGACCCGTTAGCCGAGATCAACGCCATGGCAGTGTCTTCTGCCCGGGTAGCCGCCTGCGCGGTCAGCGCCTTGATCTGACCCGTCAGCGACCGGGCTGCCACCACGCTGGGGTTGGTGGCCAAGGTCAGTGACTCATACACCCCGGCAAGTGGGTTGAAGGTGTAGCCGGTGATACGGGCGGTCGCCTGCAGACCATAGGAGTCGGCATGCACCGTCACCCGATCCCCAATCAGTACTTGCTCTAGGCCTACCTGGTCGGGAGCCATCTCGGCCTCAATGACGAGGGCGGGCTGGTCGACATGCTCGACGCTAAACAGCCCGCCGGCCGCATCCCGCAGCGCCGCGAGAGCCTCATCCCTGGGCAGCTCGCCCTCACCGGGGTTGGCCGGATCCTTCGCGGCCTTGATCTGGTCGAAGGAGACCACACGGATATACGGGTGCGGATAGTCAGTGATGCGAGGTGAGTCGATGAAGACTTCCGGCAAGGTCAGTCCGTCAAAGCCGACCGGCAGGATGCGGGTGGCAAGGCTGGTGGTGTCGCGAGTGACGGTCAAGCCTGTGAGGTTTTTGCCTTCCCACACACTCGCCCCGCGGTCCCTTCCACGCGCGCTCACCCAGGTGATGCGGGTGTTGTCGCGGATGATCTCCCCACCCCACCGTGAGAGCAGTCCGACTTCGTCATCGACGAGGGCTTCCAGGCCGGTTTTACGCACCCACCGAGCTGTCGTGCGATACCCGATACTCGTAGCAGGGCCCGCGGTGAACGGGTGCGGGGCTGACAGGGAGGAGAGCAGGTAGGCCAGGGCCTCGCTGGCGGTGCGGTTCACGGCCGCCCTATCCACGATCACGTTCGATGCGAGGTCGCTGGTGATGTGGGTGCAGGTGGCGGTGATCAGCTGGTCGCTGGTGGCTTCCAGAGTGGTGATGCGAAACCCCTGACGGCCCAGGCCAGGAACCGGGGCGGCCACAATGTCACCCTCTGCCACCATGCCCAGCTCACCCAACGGCCAGGCCAAGGACAGCGTGAATGCCCCGTTGATCTCTTCACTCACCTCGGCGCTGGCCAGGTGGGGGTCGAGCACCATGCGGCCGCTCGTGGTGTAGGTGTCGCCCGGCTGCAGGGTGGGGGTATGCAGGGTGATCATGGGTGCCTCCAACGAGGTAGGAGCCGGCCAGACACACCAGCAGGGACACTGACGGTCGTGGTGCCGGCAGGCAGGACAGGAAAATCAGTAGCCGTCAGGGCATCGAGTGCGATCTGCCCGGAGACGGTGCAGGTGCGTGCCTCGCAGTCGATCACCAGCTCACCTGAGCCCGGCAACCGCACGGTGTACGGCGTAGCCCCGATGCGGAAAGTGGCTTGCCCCGAGCCCGTCAGCGTGATGATGGGGCGGGCTGGAATGAGACTCGGGTTGCTCACCCGCACACTCCCACCGGCTGGCAAGGTGATGGGGGTAAGGCCCGACTCCAGGTAGGTGAACGGCCGGCAGGCGATCTCCAGGGTGGCCTGAAAACGGCTACCAAACCTGGCCACTTCTGAAACTGCGGCAGAGGCGGTGAGGAAGAAGCGGCCAGGCAGGTGGCTCAGCCGCAACTCCAACCCCGGCGTGGCACACACCCCAGCCAAGCGGTCGATGACCTCAAGTGTGGGGGCAAGCAGGCCGATCGTGAGGGTGCGAAGGCTCCAACCTCGCGGGCGCATCAAACGGCCCTCCCCGCCGATGATCTCCACCTCATCCACCGCCCTGGCTGTCGGGGTGAGTACCGGTGGGTTGGTGATGCGGCAGCCGGTGGTATGCGAGTTGAAGGTGCCGAGGATAAACGAACGCACCATGTCCTCCTTTATGCGGGGAGCAGGCTGGCGGCGCGTGCCCGGCCTGCGATCGCTTTATCCATCAGGGGTGCCAAGCGGCCCACCAAAGTTCCGTCGGACAGGCGTACCTGGATATCAAGCCGGTCGATCACCGCCTGGGCGGCTTGGGTGGCGATAGCTTCAACATCCACACCACCAGCAGAGGCAGCACCGGTAAGACCACCGACAGAGGCTGATGCGGGGGTTCCATCAGGTGTTACGGCAACAGGGATGGTCACCCCGCTGGCAAGGCCAGCCAGGGTGTCGGTGACGTCTCCTGCCATGGCCTGGGCTGCATCCACCGCACGCGCCCCAGTAGCAGTAATCCCCCCGGCAAGGCCTCGGGTGAGCATGTCACCAATCCAGGCCATCTGCCGTGAGGGTGAGTGGATACCGAAGTAGTCGGTGATCCCATCCCAGATCGAGGCACACCAGGAGGCGACCTTGTTCCACAACCAGCCAGCCAGGGACTGGATTCCCTCCCACAGGCCGCGCACCAGGTTTTTGCCGACCTCAATCATCTGTCCCACCCCAGCGCCGAAGCCGCTGACGAGGGCAGAAATGATCTGTGGGACCGCGCTGACTACCGTGGCAATGATCTGCGGCAGCGCCGTGATCAGCGAGGTCAGCAGGCGGATACCAGCGTCGACGAGCTGCGGCAGTGCTGCCAGCAGAGCATTGATCACCGCTGCGATGATGGTTGGCATCGCGGCCACCAGGGTCTGAATGATCTGTGGCAGCGCCCCGATCAGGGCGGTGAGCAGCCGGATGCCGGCGTCGATGAGCTGCGGAATCGCGGTGAGCAGTCCTGTCACGATGCTGGTGATGATCTGCGGCAGGGCCGCCACGATGGCCTCAATGATCGTCGGCAGCGCCGTGACAATGCTGGTCAGCAGCTGGATGCCGGCGTCGATGATCATGGGGATCGCGGCGATGATGAAGTCCACCAGTGCCTGAATAATCTGAGGTAGTGCCTCAATGAGTACCGGCAGGGCTTGGATCAACCCCTGGGCCAGGCCCGTGATCAGCTGCAAAGCTGCGGCAAGGATCATGGGCAGGTTGTCTGCCAGCACCTGCACCATGGCAGCAATCACCTCGGCCATGCCGACCAGCAGACCAGGTAGGCCCTGGCCGATACCGTCAATGAGGGCGGTAAGGATCTGCACCCCCACATCAAGCAGACCCGGAAGCAGGTTCAAGATCCCGCCGATCACAGTGGTGACAACGGTGGAGGCCAAGGTGGCGATACTCGGCCCCATGGTGGACAGGGATTGGACGATGGTGTCCAAGGTTTTGAGTAGCTCCACCCCGATCTCGGGCACCTCGGCCGCCAAGAACTGGGCCGCCTGATCCACCACCGTGCCCAGAGCCTGGAGTAGACCAGCCACGCCACCTGTCTCGAAACCAGTCGTGAGGGCATCAACCCAGGAGTTCACCGCCGGCAGCGCGGTGGACGCCAACAGGGAGGACAAGCCACCAGCCAGCGCGCCCTTGAGGCCCGCCACCCCGTCCTGCAAGGTCGAGACCTGCCCGGAGAAGGTCTTGGACTGGGCTTCCATCGCCCCATAAAACTGGCCACCCTCCGCTGTCGCCGAGGCAAAAGCGTCTGCGACCATGTCGGCGCTGATCGCGCCCTTTTCCATCTCCTCTTTAAGCTCACCGACACTCTTGCCGGTCTTCTTGCTCATTTCCTGCAGGGGGTTGAACCCGGCGTTGATCATCTGCAACAGATCCTGCCCGGAGAGCTTGCCCGCACTAGACACCTGTGCGAAGGCGAGGGTCAAAGATTCAAGCTTTTGGGCGTCCCCCTGAGAGATATCACCGAGCTGGCCAAGGCGCAGCTTTGCCTCATCCGCACTGATACCGAACGCCATCAACGTTTGGGTGTTTTTAGCTAGATCCTCCATCCCAAACGGAGTCTTGGCGGCTGTGGTTTTCAGGTCGTTGACCAGCTGCTGGGCCTTGGCCTGGTCGCCCAGCATGGTGGTAAAGCTCGTGGTGTACTGCTCCATCGAGGCGTTGTAGGCAACACCGTCCTTCATGGCCTGGGCAAACCCACGACCAATACCCGCGATCGCCCCACCAATAGCCTTGACCCCGCCAATGATCGCCTCAGCAGCAAGATTGGCTTTCAGGACATCACCAAAGATGCGGGACTTGCCCGAGGTGTCGTCGAGCTCGCCGCCAAGTTCATCGACCTCGCGGGAGAGCTTGTCCGCACCACTGGCCGCGTCCTTGAGCTCACCCTCCGAGGTGCCTGCAGCGGTGGTGAGCTCGTCGATCTTAGTGGTGTTCTCGGAGAGTTCACGCTCCATGTCGTTGAGCGTGGCGGTAGCATTATTGAGCTGGATCCGCCAATTCTGCGTCCTACTATCGGACTGGCCGAAGGAGGCCGACGCGTTATCCAGTGCGGCCTTGAGCGCCTGGATTTTGGAGCGCTGGGCCTCGATCTCTTTACCGAGCACCTGGTTGCGGGCGGTCAAGGCGTCAGCGTCGGTGGCGTTCTTGCCGAACTGGGAGGCCACCACCTTCATCTCTGAGCCAAGAACCCGCATCTCACGGTTGATGTCCGCGATCGCTTTCTTGAACTCCCGCTCACCCTCCAGGCCAATCTTCAAACCAAAAGTGGAATCAGCCATAGGTGGTCTCCTTGTATGGGTAGCGCATAGGACTAAGCCCCGCACCCGGGCAAGGTTGGGTGCGGGGCTTAGATGCCTGGCGGGATGATGTCGTCGATGGTGGGCTCAACACCGTTGCGGCTGGGTTGTTCGTGTTGCCAGTGGCATTCGACCAAATCCAGGAGCACACCGAGTGGGAGCAGCGCTGTCTGCCAGCGGTCCAGGTGCAGGTAGCGGTAGGCCAAGTACGTGAGCCTCGTGAGGGTTTCGGCCCAGCTACTGCCTGTGGTTGTGCTGCTCAGGCTTTTGGGGAGGCAACCTCACGGCGCATGCCCGCCTCCAAGGCAGCGGTGATCGCGTCCTTATAGTCGGCAAGCTCCCCGGGAACGGTGAGCAGCTCAACCTCCTCAGCGGTGATCTGCGGCCACTCATCCCCGCCTGTATGCAGGTTGTGGATGAGGACGGACTGATTGGCCAACAGGGCGATCAGCCAGCAGATTTCACCGATCTGCTCACCCAAATCATTGGAGGATTCCAGCTTGTCGCCAAGCTGCTCAAGCCCGCCGTAGCGGGAGGCGATCTCGCGGGTAGCGCGGGTGGTGAGCACCAGCTCCAGGTCTCGTCCGCCCAGGCGGATGAACGCTGAGTGCCCCGGGCCTTCGGGCAGCACACTGGTGGGGTTCTTCTTCTTGGTGGCCATGCGTGTTCTCCTTAGTTGCCAGAGCCTGCGGTCGTGGTGGTGTAGGCCGGCTCATACACGGTCTTGAACCAACCATCGGTGATAGTCTTTGCGGCCTCGCCTTCGGTGGTTTCCACCTTCCACGGATGCTTGCCTGAGGGGTCGGGCTTGGTGCGGCGCAGGATCGTGCCCTCGATCTCCGGGGTGGAAAACTCGATCGAATCGCCCTTGGTGGTAAGCGAGGCAGTAGGTACGGCGAAGCGGACCTTATAGAGCCAGAAATACCGGTAGGTGCCATTCGCCTTGCGGGCACGAAACCCGATCGCAACCGGCGCCCCACCATCCTCGGATGTGGAGACCAGCACCTTGTTCTTATCGATGATGGCGCCAACCAGGTCGGCGGCAACCTCGGCACTGATGTCATCCACACCCAGGGTCAGGGTGCCGGACTTGAATTCTTTGACGACCTCTGCAGGTCCGTCATCGGCATACAGTATCGCTTCGGCGACTTCGATGGACACCTCCGCGCTGATCGCCTTAGCCAGCTGCTTAGGCGTGCCGTAGGTTTCCTCACCAGTGGAGGGGTTTTCCGTGATGGTCGCGTAGTAGAGAGAGTCGAGTCCGATAGTTGCCATGATGGGGGTTTCCTTTCGTTAGAGCAGGTGGTGGGTTTGGGTGTCGATGGCGTAGTGGTGGTAGCTGGTCTCGTCCTCGAAGCCGATATAGGAACGGGACGTGATCGTGACACCAGCAGCCAGTAGCGCGGCGGTGAGCTGGTCGCGAAGGGTCAGGTAGTTGCCCCGCGCATACACGGACAGGCGTGCTTCTTCGATCTGGGCTCTTGGGGTGTTATCCCCGTATAGGGCCAGGGTGTCGACTAGTGGGGTGAGCACCACGAACGCTTCCGGCAGTGGGGTTTTGGTAAACAGTCCCACCCGCACCGGCAAGTCGAGCTTCTCGCAGGTGGTGGTGAGGTGTTCCAGCAGTGGGATGCTCTCGCTCATGTGCTGCCTTTCGTCAGGCGCTCGGCCAACACCCGTTTCATGGCCTCCAGGGCTGGGGCGCGGGTGGTGCGGCGGGTGCGGGTAAGAAACGGGCGGGCTACTTGGCGGGTGGAGCCGTATTCGAGAATGGTCGCGATCTTCGCGTTCGAGCCCCCGTCTTGGCGGGGCTCATCGAAGCCGACTTTCACGTTATGGTTTCCCGCCCGATCCGTCTTCACCGGGGTAACCCCCAGGGCTGCGACAAGCTGGCCGGTGGAGTACCTACCGGTGATGGATGCTGTGAGGTTGGCTCGCATGACCGGCTCAACCACACTGCCGGCGGCTTTCAGCGCTGCTTCGGCATGCTCATCGAGGTGGGCTCCTGCCGCCGTGAGCTCATCGAGCACAGTGGTGGGGAGTTTCACGGTTGCCTTCGCCATCACCCGCCTCCCTTCTCTGGGTTGCCTTCTGGGGTGTGTTGGTGTGCTTCGATCACGGTGTAGCGGCCGATCTGTTCAACCGTGTCGATTACCCAGCGGCCATCGGCGGCGGCGATCACCATGGACTCATCCACGCGGATTGCGGGGTGGGTGCGGATGCGGAAGATCGCGGTGGCTTTCGTGTAGGCCGCACGGTTAACCCACGCTGAGCTGGCGTGGCGGTGTTCGACCTCTGCTCGCACTGTGGCCAGAACCTTCTCGGCCACGATGTCGAACCCCGCACTATCCCTGGTGTGGATGGGGGCGATGATGTCGATGTGAGAGCGCATCTGGCCTAGACCCATCGGACACTACCTTTCCAAAAGTGAAGACGATTATGGGCAAGCCCGCGGGAGACTCATGCTGGGTGCATCCGAGCAGTAGAAATCAGCTCTAGAGCCAAGCCGCTAGAGCGGTTTGGAGGTGGTCGTTAGAGCTGAAAAAGTACTCTCAAGACCTCCATGTAGAGCGGTTTGGAGGTAGTCGTTAGAGCTAAAAAGGTCTCTATAGATCTCCATGTGGAGCGGTTGTGAGGTCCTCGTTAGAGCTAAAAGGTCTCACGGGAGATCTACCGAGAGCTGTTGTGAGGAGCTGACAGCAGTTGTTGGGTCCCTCCGGCTGGGCGTAAACCCGCGGAGAACCCGTCACATAGCGCCCACAGGGGCCGTCAGAGGCGTCATAAGCCCTCTACTCCGCCTCAGCCGGACCCAAAAACCTCTCCTTTAGAGCGGTTTTGAGGTGGTCGTTAGATCTACGAAGCTCTCTCAAGATCTCCATGTAGAGCTGGTTTGAGGTCCTCGTTAGATCTGCAAAGCTCTCTATAGACCTCCATGTAGAGCGGTTTAGAGGTCCTCATTAGATCTGCAAAGGTCTCACGGGAGATATACCCAGAGCGGTTGTAAGGAGCTGACAGCAGTTGTTGGGTCCCTCCGGCTGGGCGTAAACCCGCGGACAACCCGTTATATAGCGCCCACAGGGGCCGTCAGAGGCGTTACAAGCTCGCTACAGCGCCTCACCCGGACCCAAAACCAGTCCTTTAGAGCGGTTTTGAGGTGGTCGTTAGAGCGGGAAAAGTACTCTCAAGACCTCCATGTAGAGCGGTTTAGAGGTCCTCGTTAGAGCTACAAAGATCTCTATAGACCTCCATGTAGAGCGGTTTAGAGGTCCTCATTAGATCTGCAAAGGGCTCACGGGAGAACTACCCAGAGCGGTTGTAAGGAGCTGACAGCAGTTGTTGGGTCCCTCCGGCTGGGCGTAAACCCGCGGAGAACCCGTCACATAGCGCCCACACAGGCTGCTGACGGCGCCACAAGCCCGCTATGTCGCCTCACCCGGACCCAAAACCAGTCCTTTAGAGCGGTTTGGAGGTAGCCGTTAGAGCGGGAAAAGTACTCTCAAGATCTCCATGTAGAGCTGGTTTGAGGTCCTCGTTAGATCTGCAAAGCGCTCTATAGATCTCTATGTAGAGCGGTTTTGAGGTCCTCGTTAGAGCTGCAAAGCTCTCTATCGACCTGCGTGTAGAGCGGTTGTAAGGAGCTGACAAAGGGAAAATTGCTGTAATGACGAGCGCCGAGAGTGGCTTCCAGGAGATCATCTAGCTGGGGTGCCCTCCCGCTAGATTTTCCATTCCCGGTCCATCACCAACAACCGGTGGATCGCTTCCCAGGCTGCGCGGGCGGCGTCGGTTTTGTCTGCCCAAAATCCTCCGGTTGCTCCGTCGCGTGCCTCGTACAGGTGGGTTGCCAGCATGACCACGCCCTGGGTGGTGGCTGGGCTCATCGCGTGGGTGTTGTAGAAGCCATCCGGCAAGTGCTGGAAGGAAGCAGCGTAGGAGGTGGCGGCGTCCACCAAGTGTGCGATCAACTCATCATCCGTGTCGAAGTCGATCAGCAGATTCGTTTTCACCAGTGCGGTGAGTTCTGCTGTGGACATCCGCCACCTCCTTATCGCTTGCTGGGGTTTAGGCGCTGGCCTTCTGGGTGAGGACCTGCACGGCCTCGGGAACGATGAGCTTGCCGTCCAGGCGCTGGGAGGCCAGGAACCCCACCTGCCCCGTGGTAGCAAACAGCTCGTTGAGTCGCTTGAAGGAGCGGCCCACGCGGTCGGCAATCCAGTAATAAGACAGATCCCCGAAGGCGACGGTGCGGGCCCCGGCCTTGATCTCAGGCACAAAGGTCGAGGTATGCACAGGCCGGCCCAGGATCGTGTCCGGATCCCCTGCGGTCAGGGCCGGCTGCCACAGGTACTGGCCGGTGGTGTCCTTGAGCTTGCGCACGGTCTTGACGGTGGCGTCGTTCATCAGCCACACCGCGTTCTTGCGGTACGGGGCCCGCAGCCCATAGTGCAGGTCGATCAGCTCATCGGCGCTGATGTCGGTTGCCTTAGCCGTGGTGACGCTGGACTGCGCACCAGAGGTGGCGTGGAAGACACCGGTGGGCTTACCCGACCCATCCCCGTTGATGAAGGCTTCCTCTTCGGCGGCACCCATGCGGCGAGCAAACTCGGAGGCGAGATATGCCTCGATGTCGAAGGCCGAGTCGTTGAGGAGCTCTTCGGAGACCTTGAGGAAGGTGCCGAGCTTGAACGCGGAGAGGGTCACCTGGTTGAAGGTGTCATCGGACTCGGTATACGGCTTGCCCTCATCCAGCCACGCCGCGCTGCCGTGGGTGGCGACTACCGGGATCTTGCGGTCCCCGCTGGTGGTGGTGATGACCTTGGCCAGGGTGCGCATGATGTTCTGATCTTGCAGGGTGTCGACCAGGGTGCGTTCGAACTCCTCGGGCACAAGGTAGCCACCCTCCGTGTCCGTGCCGACGGACAGGGCGTTTCGCACCTCTGCCGGTGAGGCGTTCAGGCGCATCGCATCCCAAAACGCCCGCTTGTAGGTGGCAGAAGCACGACCCGCCGGTTCGTCCTCGTCGGTGTGGAAGACGGCGGTGTTCATGCCGGGCCGGGCGGTCAGCGGTGGGCGGGTTGCGCGGGCGAGCTGGTTTTCGAGTGCTTCGGCGCGCTCGTTGCGGGCGATCTCCCGGGTGAGGTCCTCAATCTCTGCCTCCATACGGGCATAAGTCTGGTCGTCCTCAGCGGTGAGGCATCCGGTCTCAGCATCGCGGCGCTCATCGAGGAATGCCTTCGCGGCCTCCCAGGCCTTGGCGCGGCGGGCGTAGAGGTCAGTGGTGGTCATGGTCATGATCAGTGTTCCTTTCACGATCTAGTGGGGTTGGTTGGCCAGGGCGGCGTACAGGTCAGCAATCCGCCGACCCAACCGAACAGACGGGGTGGGTTGGTGGTGGTTGATCTTGTTCACCAACGTGGCGGTGGTTGCCGCAGCGCTAAAGGTGAACCCCGCACCCAGGTTGTCGGGTACGGGGTCAAGGGCAGCAGGCTCGGCGGGGCCGGGTGGCGTGAACGCTTGCGTGGGTTCGCTGGGTTGGTAGAGGCCGTCAGCGAAACCCATGGCGATGGCGGCTTTCGCGTCCATCCAGGTTTCCTCATCCATCAGCCGGGCAAGCTTGGCACGTTGTATGCCGGTGCGCAGCTCGTAAGCGTTGATGATGGATTCCTTAACTGCTCCCAGCATCTCCACCGCGCGGGACAGCTCGGCGGCGTCTCCGGTGGCTAGGGTGGCGGGGTTGTGGATCATCATCATGCCCACCGGGGAGATCAACACCTCGGTGCCGGCCATCGCAATCACCGAGGCAGCACTTGCGGCTAGGGCGTCGATGATCACGGTGACCGGATACGGGTAGTCCATGAGCATCGTGTAGATCTCGGCTGCCGCCACGCAATCCCCACCCGGGGAGTTGATCCACACCTGGATGGGGCCTGCTCCTGCTTCCAGCTCGGAGCGAAAAATGCCGGGGGTGACGTCGTCATCGAACCAGGAGTCTGCTGCGATGACGCCGCCGATACGCAAAACCCGGTGGGCATCATGCTCACCGGGCGGGTCTGGGGGTTGCTCCCAGTTCCAGAAACGGTTAGCCGTCATGGCCTGCCTCCTCTCTGGCGGTTGTTCTGGGTTGGGTCATGGGGTCCTCCTCGGGTGTCGTTGGGTTGGGTGTCTGGGTGGTGGCATACGCCCCGGCTAGGGACAGGGGCAGCATGTTGCCGTTGACCAGGTACAAGTCCCCGCCATCCTCGGGTGCGATGCGGTCGAGGTTTTCGAGCTCCCGGATGTCGTTGGCGCTCATCCACCCGTTCTGCCGCGCTACCGCATAGCCCTGCATACGGGACGCGTAGTCACCGCGCAGCAAACCCTCGAGGTTGAACTTCACGAACACGCCAGTATCGCGAGGATCCAGCAGGGTCTTAGTGAGGGCTTGCTCCCAGCGGATCACCCACGGATCCAGGGTGTATTTGACGAACTCGAGGGACTGCTGCTCGATGTTCGAGAAGCTGGACTTGTCGAGATCGCCGATCATGTGCGGCGGAATGCGGAAGATCCGGGCGATCTCACCCATCTGGAACTTCCGGGTCTGCAGAAACTGCGCCTGCTCAGGGGAAACCGAGATGGGCGTGTACTTCATGCCCTCCTCTAACACCGCGATCTTGTTGCCGTTGCGTGCTCCACCGAACGTGGCAGTCCAGGATTCCCGCACACGGCTCGGGTCTTTGATCGTGCCTGGGTGTTCGAGTACCCCGCCGGGTGCGGCACCGTTGGCGAAGAAGGATGCTCCGTAGTCTTCGCAGGCTTGGGCCATGCCGATCGCGTTTTTCGCCATCGCAATCGGGGAATACCCAACGAGGCCGTCAAACCCCAACCCCGGAATATGCAACACCTCAGAGGGTGGGAGTACGACGCGCTCATACTGAGCGGCCGGTGGCTCCTCGCTGGTGCGCTGATACTCGTAATACAGCCGGCCCGCACTATCCCGGCCCACCTGCATGCGGTTAGGCATCAGCGGGTAGAGGCCGATGACTTCGCCGCGGCCGTTGCGGATCACCTGCGCGTAGGCGTTACCCCAGAGCAGCAGGTGCGTCATCAACGTTTCCCGGAACACGAAGCTTGTCATCTCCGGGTTCGGCTCGTCGTGCAACAGGCGGTAGAGCGGATGGCTAACCGCCTTCTCCTTCCCGCCATCCGTGCGGGTTTGGTAGACGTGCAACGGTAGGCCGGCGATGGCCTCAGCCAGAATCCGCACACAGGAGTAGACGGCGGTCATCTGCATGGCGGTACGCTCATTGACCGCACGGCCAGCCGATGTGGGGCCGAACAGGAACGAGTAGCCAGACGAGAGCTGCGTGTTGGTCGGGGCACGTCGGGTAAACCAGTCTTTAATTGACATATCGACACCTTTTCGGCGAAAACAGAAACTATAAGAGGGAACGCGATGAAGGTTGAACACCGACGTGAGGATGGTGAACTTCTCGGCTGGATTGACATCCACGAGGACGGCTCATGCACAGCGATCGACTTGCTCGGACGAGTGAGCGCTGCTGGTGATTGGGACGAGTGCGAAAACCAGCTCGAGGCCCAAGGCTTATCCTATCTGGCAGATCTTTATGCCCTGGAAGTCACACCGGGACTCTGGGTACGGGTCCTCATCGTTGAAGTCAACTCCACCCGGGTCCGAGTGAAGGAAGATGACTTCGGAGACGCCACCATCTCCACTCCCATCCACGACGTGCCGATTCCGGTGGACAATCGCCTCGTTCCATACGCCCTGGCACCCGGTGAGGTTCACAGCACGAGCAAACCTCGCTCGTCGTAGACCGAGTGCGCGGGCGCGGCGTTGCTGTTACGAATGGCCCGGTCTAGAGCCATGATGAGGGCGACGACGCCGTCGATTTTCTCGGTGGACTTTTGCTTGTCGGGTTTGATGTTGCCGGCAGGGTCGGTGCGGATGTGAATGTTGTCGACCATCCACGCGAGCACCTTGTTCCCACCATGCTGGATCCGTCCTTCCAGGGCGAGCTTCATCAGCTCCTTCGACGGTGGGCTCATGTCTTTGAAGCCTTGCCCGAAGGGAACCACGGTGAAGCCCAGGGCCTCCAAGTTCTGCGACATTTGCACCGCGCCCCAACGGTCGTAGGCGATCTCCCGAATGTCGTAGCGGGTACCGAGTTCCTCGATGAACGCTTCTATGGCGGCGTAGTGGACGACATTGCCCTCAGTGGTGTGCAACAGGCCTTCGCGCTCCCACTGGTCGTAGGGCACATGGTCACGGTTCACCCTAAGCTCGATGTTGTCCTCAGGGATCCAGAAATGCGGCACCACCACATACGGCTCGGTCTCATCCCGGGGTGGGAACACCAACACCAGCGCGGTGATGTCGGTCGTGGATGCCAGGTCCAGGCCGGCGTAACACACCCGCCCCTCCAAGGAGGAGAGGTCGATAGGAGCGTTGCCTTTGTCCCACAGGTGCATCGGCATCCACCGAATCGACTGCTTCACCCACTGGTTGAGGCGCAGCTGGCGGAAGGCGTTTTCTTCGGCGGGGTTGATGCGGGCCGAGTGGGCAGCCGCCCGCACCTTGTCGATGGGGACGGTGATGTCCAGGCTTGGGTTGGCTTTACGCCACACGTCTTCGTCCAGCCAGTCATCCTCGGGCTCGGCCCCGTAGATCACCGGGTAGAACGTGGGATCATTCTTTTTGCCGTCGAGGATGTCGCGGGCTTTTTGGTGCTGCTCGAAGCACACCGAGGCGGTATTCGTCCCTGCCGTGGTGATCAGGAAGTACAGCGGCTGGGTGCGGGCATCACCGGAGCCTTTGGTCATGACGTCGAACAGGGCCCGGTTGGGTTGGGTGTGCAGCTCATCGAAGACGACCCCGGAGATGTTGAATCCGTGCTTGGAGTAGGCCTCAGCGGAAAGCACCTGGTAGAAGGAGTTGGTTGGGGTGTAGACGATGCGCTTCTGGCTTGCCAGGATTTTCACCCTTCTTGCCAGCGGTGGGCAAAGCCGCACCATGTCGGCAGCAACCTCGAAGACGATGCTCGCTTGCTGGCGGTCTGCCGCACACCCATACACCTCGGCACGCTCCTCACCATCCGCGCAGGTCAGCAGCAGGGCGATTGTGGCAGCGAGCTCGCTTTTGCCCTGCTTCTTGGGGATTTCCACATACGCGGTAGTGAACTGGCGGTACCCGTCGGGCTTGATGGTGCCGAACAGGTCGCGCACGATCCTCTCCTGCCAGCCCAGCAGCTCAAAAGGCTTGCCTGCCCAGCGGCCCTTGGTGTGTTTGAGGGCTTGGATGAAGGCGACCGCGTAGTCGGCTTTGCGCTTGTCGTAGTGGGAGCCCTCATCCATGAACCGGGTCGGTGTGTAAGCGTCCGTGCTGGTGCTGGTCATGGTGGTTCTCCCTTCTAGGGTACAGGCAAGCGCCCCAGGAGCGTGGGCTCGTGGGGTGCGAGGCGTGGCGGTTAGGCGTTGTGGTTGGCCAGGGGTTCGGCCAGGGCTACCTGGAGGGCTTGGATCATGGTTTGGGCGTTATTCAGGGCGATGACCAGCTCGGTGGTCTGCATCGGGGTCAGCGCCCCAAAGCTGGTGGTCTGGATCGTCCACTGGCCGTCCGTGTAGTAGAGGGTGGGAATGTAGGAGGTCGGGTCGGTGGGGATGACCTCGATTGGCCGGTGGGTGTCGGCGGTGTTGATCCGGTGGACCGTGTAGCCAAGCTTGGCTGCGTGGCGGATCAGTTCGGCGGTGTTGGCCTTGGCGGTGGTGTTCAGGGTGTTCATGACCAGGCTCCTTCGTTGTGTGTTTTGGTGGTTGTTTGGTCATGTACATACAGCCATACCCGCCCGGACATATCCAGCCGTTTTGCCTGATATTCTGCGGTTTTTCTAGAGATCATCATCTCTATGGCCTTGCCTCGTTTTACCTCATGTACGAGGCGTGGCCCCACCGTGGTGGGGCCGGGAAGCCTGGGCTGGTTAGCGCTTGGCGGGGCGGAAGGCGTAGCAGCCCTCGTCCTCGTGGGCGCGGATCCAGGCCTTGGCCTCCCACTCGTTAGCCAGGCGGATCCCGGTGGCGCGCTTGCCGTCCCGGGTGAACTCGATGATCTCGACTTCTCCGCCCTCCCAGGCGATCTCAGTTTGTCCGGCGCTGCCTGCCTGCTGGCCGGCAATGAACGCGGCGGTCAGGGCGTCTTTCAGGCTCCAGACGCTGACCTCGACGAAGTCCAGGCTGTCGGATCCTTGGGTTTCCAGGGTGTCGACCCCGACCAGCTCGGTGGTGGCGATCTGGGTGAGCAGGGCGTTCAGGTCGGTCTCCCGGATCGCCGTCTTGGAGCTCTTGCGGGTGGTGGTTGTGCGTGCCATTGTCGTTGTCCTTCCGGGTGTGGCTGCTGGTGTTTTTGTCATGTACATACAGCCATAGATGCGGCACACTATCCAGCCGGTTTTGCCTGATAATCCAAGGTTTTCTAGAGATCATCATCTCTATTTGGCCTTGTGAAATCTTGGAATAACGAAGGCCCCGCCACGTGCGGGTGGCAGGGGCCGTGGTGCTTGTTTAGCTGGCGGCTGGCCGGTAGGTCAGGCACTGATCGCCTGCGTTTTCCTTGATCCAGGTTCGGGCTTCAAAGGCGTTCGAGAACCGTTGACCGGTGGCTTTATCGGTGCAGAAGTTGTAGATCTCAACCTCTCCGTCTTCCCAGGCGATCCCGTCGCGTCCGGCCTGGGCATCAGCCTGGCCGGCCAGGTAGGCGGCGGTCAGGGCGTCTTTGAGGTTCCAGATGCTGACCTCTATCCAGTCGAGGCTGTCTGTGCCTTCTTCTTCGAGGGTGTCGATGGAGGAGATCTGGGTGGTGGCGATCCGGGTAAGCAGGGCGTTGAGGTCCTTCTCGCTCAGGGCGGTGGTTGTGTGTGCCATTGTCCTTGTCCTTCCGGGTGTGGCTGTCGTTGTTTGGTCATGTACATACAGCCATAGACGCGGCACACTATCCAGCCGGTTTTGCCTGATAATCCGTGGTTTTCTAGAGATCATCATCTCTATGAGTGGGCCTGGTTCTCACCCCCGACAACGAGGTGCGGCCCACCATCAGGAGGCCGGTCTCGTAGGTGCTGGTGGGGTGTTTAGTGGGCGAGGATCATGCCCATCGCCCAGGCCCCGGCCTCAGCCTGGCTGGTGAAATCCTCGTGGTCCTCAGTCGAGCTGATCGCCAGGTGAATCGGGGCCGTCTCGCCGCGCTCGGCGGTGGTGTAGCGGTAGCAGAAAGCCTGGTAGCTCATGGCCTCTGTGTCGTAGTTCCAGGCCCAGCGGGTGGCGATGATCCACTCACCGACCGGCATCATGTTGCCCTGGAAGCGGGTGGCCTTCTTCAGGGCCTTCTCGGTGGCCGGGCGGGTCATCTCGGTAAGCATCTCGGTGTTCATCGTGGGGCTTCCTTCCTGGTTGGCTGGTGTTTTCTTGCATGTACATACAGCCATACCCCCGCCCACATATCCAGTCGTTTTGCCTGGTATTCCGGGGAAAAATAGAGATGCTCATCTCTGCGCGTGTCAGCCCAGCACCGTGTAGTGGTCCACTTCGGGGATGAGCCCCAGGCTGGTGCCGTCATCCCAGGCGACGTGGATCGTGCCCAGGGAGTCGACCACGATGACTTCGCCTTCCATCCCAGCTCGCAGCCCTGCCTCCGTGTCACTGTCACCCAGCAGCCGGATCCGGCAGCCCGGACGAACACCCAGGCCCGCCTGCACTGCAGGGGTCTTCGGGGCTGGTGGGGTGCGCCAGGCCCCGTTGCCCGAAAGGTGTCGGGTGAGTATCCGGCGGGTGGTCTTGTGCTCATCCCCGGTCAAGCCCAGGCGGTTCAGGAAGGTGCGCATGGCGTAGCGGTCATTGTCATCTTGCGGGGCACGCCCCCGCACCCGCCGCGCAGCCCGGGCCATGGCGACAAGGGCGGTGATGAAGTCCTGGCACGCGGCAGCCACTTCTGGGTCCGGGAGGGTGGTGAACCAGGCGAAGCGTGCCACCAAGCCCGCATCCTCATGCCGGATGTATTCCACGCCGGCAGGTTTTGGTAGCCCAATGGCTCTGGCGATCAGTGGCCCGTAAGCACGCATCAGGGCTGAAAGGTT